TGTCCACCAACATGCCTGCAAACACTGCATAATTGTGTCCTTGCATCAAGAGATCGCACACATCATCTTGACTGTATATCTGTTCACCAAACTTATTTGTCTTCATCTTTGCGAAATGCTACCACTGTATTGCCTTTTTGTTCATCGGGTTTGGGATCATCCCAATCTAGTTCCAGCAATTGCCAAGTTGTTGTGCCTCGGATACTGACTACTTTGCCACCACTTTTGTTGTCACTGCACACAGGATCAGGACTGTTCCACCAACCTTTTTGTTGGAACGGGCCCAAGGTTTCGTTTTCTTTTTGGAAGTAAATCATGTTTTCACCCAACAGAGAATTAAGTCTCAGTTGTGTCATGTTGATCCTGTCCTCCATCACGGCATCTAATTTGGAGTACAGCATCATACCAATGATTTGGTCAACCGGTGGTGCAGGAACAATGATGGGACGAAAACCTGCAACTTCTAGACGTTTTGTAGCAGCTTTTTCCTTGTGATCCACAAACACAGAATTTTGTATTTGCATATACAAAATATATTTTAGTCTTTCCAGTGCAATGTTTTGTTCACGACTGCTCCGAGTATTGGTCATCATCTCACATCGCACTGTATAAGAATTCATCAGCACTTTGTCATCATGATAGCTTGCGGCCAAAAAATCTCCTGGATATTCTAATTTTACATTCATGAAATATTGATTTTATCTTTGAAATTTTGTGTGGATTCTTCCCATGCCTTGGCCTGTAACTCTTTTAGCTTGTTGGTATAGCTTTCAATGGCCATGCGTATTTGGTGGCACAGATAACCATTGTTGTTGGTCCTAATGGCTATGGCAAGTTTTTTATACAGTTTGTTAATGTTATCAGTGAGTTGTTCGATCGTGAGATTATCAATTTTACCTATCAATGGGTGTTCCATTAGAGGTCTCCAGATTGTCTATTTTCTGAATGGTGAGGATCGAAACTACCCCCTGGATAACGGCTCTGTAGTTTGCGCACATTTTCTGCGATTACATCGTTGGGATCAAGGTTCAAGGCACGACAGGCGTTGATCCAATACCACATGATATCACCCAGTTCGCGTTTCATATGCAGCACAGATTCTTCATCTAGCGGTTTGCCTTGGAAAAAAATCTTTTTTGGTATCTCGCAGAATTCTCCACATTCGGCTGCTAGACCCAAGGCTCCCGTCAACAACAATGGTACGTTGATTTTGGGACCGTGTCGCATGGAATCCAATCGATCACAAGTATCTGTGAACGTGGTTAGTTCGTTACTAGCATTGCTGGTAATTCTGGCTACAAAATCTTTATATCGATTAAGATCGATTGACATAAAATCCCTATGCCCCACACTATGTTAGCACGGAGCAGCACACTTGTCAACAAATTTGGTTAGGCCAGCGTAGGATGGTTGTCACTGACATCTGATCCTAAGCTGGTACACCACCAAGCATTTGCCACATAATTGAGTACGATTGATTGGCCTTGTCCGTTAAAGGTCACATTGCCAGCAGCACCATTTTTCCATCCCGCGGCTGGTACTGTCAGCACTTGTGTACCCGGTGCAGAATTGGCACATATCACTGTCTTGATTTGACCTACGGTGGCATTGCCCACATTGCCAACCCAAGAACCGCTTTTGTTGATTACCGAAGTGGCTGTGGCCAAGCTTAGGTTGGCGTTGCTGGTCAGTGTGTCAATGGTTGTTTGAAATGTTAGGCCAGTGGTGTTGCGGCTGAGATCTTCCACCGCTATGGTGCTGCCACCATCTGAAGTTGAAAATTTCAATCCAAAGGTACCGCCAGTGCTGTAGCTGACCACATTATTGGCATCGCAACCTTGCAGCGTGGTATTACCTATACTCACGGCCGAAGGAAGCGTTACAGTGTAAGGTGAGGATGGTTGCACTATTTGCACTGTCCACTCTGCAAAGTTGCCAGCCGATGGAATGTTGGAGAAACCCAGGTTGATATTGCCAGTGAGCTGGCTGATCTTGTGGTAATTTGCGGTTGGAAAATCCACTGTGATATTGCCTGTTGTGGTTGCAGGCACATCGCGTGTGTGACGTGTGCCCTGCAGTTTGGCATTGACCAACAATGCACCACTCATGTCGTTGTTGAGTGTAGTGCCCGTGAGCGCCGCTTTAAAAATGGCTTTGGCTTGCAGATCATCAATTTCCGTTTCTGCAAACTGAAAGTTGTTTTTAATATTGGTAAAGTTGTCGCGGAAACCCTGCGAATCGTTGTCTTGACCAGCTACTGGGTACGTTGTATCAATGTTGTTTGGGTTTATATTGGATGCCATCTTTCCGTCCTATTTAATAGGTGTATTTAGCTTAGGGTTACACTGCAGAATCATCTTTAAAATAACTCCAGCGATTGTTTGTAGTATCCCAATATGCAAACTTACCGTTTGGAACGCTGTCACTCAGTGAAATCATTTGTCCTGCTTGACCCACTATACCTCTGGCATCGGCAATAGTTTTAGTAGTCACTTGTAAATACTGCGCTGTGATATTGCCACTGGCACTGACTTCAGTTGCACTCATGATACCAGTAGTTACGTGGTCCGTGAATAATGCCTGATTTCCCCTGAACGTTTTGCCCCATATGCTTCGCCAACGCGAAAACATGGTTCCCAAATCATTCATTTCATTGTTCATGGGGCGAAAATTACTGGGAAATGCGTCATATGCCAAATCGCCGCCTGCGTTAAATAGGCTAATAGTGCCCTGCCCTAGATTAATAGAATCTGTTGACATCGACCCGTTGCATGTGATGCTTTGCACAGAGAGACTGTTCCAGATCCTGTCAACATTGCCCAAACTGTACACAGAATCGGCAGCAGGAATAATGTTGCCTCCCCAGCCGGCATTGCCCAAAGCTCGCACATTGGAATTGCCATAGCTGGCTTCTCCAATGTTTCTAAGTTTGCTGCCATCGCCTATAAAATAGTTGGCCGAAACATTTCCCGAAAACACTGCTCCTATACCAGTAACATTGCCACTGGCAGTTACGTTGACCGAAGTAGTGTTTCCAGCTATGGCTGCATTGCCAGCAATGAGGTTAGCATTGGTGCTGAACCCTTGATTGGCTATAACAACATTGTTACAAGTGATACGGCCGCCCACAGCAAGATTGGCATTGGCGGTGATTGAATGGGCAAATATGTTGCCATTGCCTGTGATCACATTGGGAACCAATGTACCCACGGTAACCAAACCTGTAGCAGACAAACTAGTTGTTGAAACATTAGTGGCATTGACGTTGACAACATTTGCATTACCGGTCGCGGTTATAAAATCTTTTCCAACTACAATACCGTAGCTGTTGACATTGCCATATACCGTTAGCATTTGCTGTGCTGTTACTGGGCCAATAAGAGTTGTTGTGTTCTGGATTGTGAGATTGCCACCATTCACAGTGTCACGGACCAAGATCATGTTGGGTTGTAGATTGCCTACGTAAGAGGGCAAGAGGGCTAGAACATTGGCATCGCCATAGTTAATGTTGGCCGTGGGTAAGTTGGTAAGATGACTTCCATCACCTAGGATATAACCGCTTAGACTGCGTATATTTCCCGTGACATCGAGTTTGACCAAAGTGCCCACACTGGTAACATTGGGCTGGGCATTGGCAATCACTGTCTGTGCGGCTTGACTGAAATTGCCCAAGGCATCGAAGTTTTGATCCAGTTTAACTAGATTAATATTTCCTGTGGCATTGGCAAATTGATGGGGTACGGACATGTTTATTCTCGATTGTTATATTTATGGGGTACCTTGATTGACCCAATTCACGTTCGCACCCGCTTGATTTGTCCATGGAACAATAGCATTAGCTGTATTAATCCACGACACTCCGCTAGCTGGTTGTGGTATAGGATCGGGTGAAGGTGGTGCGCCACCCAATATGTTGATCTTGGGAAACAGTAGATACTTGTTGTATTGATCGGTAAATCCCGGGGCATCTGCAGGCACAATAAACACTGTGCTGCGACCGTCAAAGAATGTTTCGGCTCCTGCTGGCTCCGGAATCGTACTCCAAGTTACCCTGGTTAGACCAAAAGTAGGTGTTCCTGGTAGATACAGTTCGGCCTTTGCAAATGTATTGCCCCTGGTAACTAACAATGAATCATTTGTGGTGTAAGTTTCTATCAAAGTCAATGTTATACGCTTACTTACAATGTTCATCCTGTATCGTGCCAGTCTATTGGCCGCGCCAGTGATTAAGGTGCTGGGATCCAGTGCAGTACTGTCCCAAGGCTCTTGATCATAGGTGCTGGTGTAACTGGTCCAAGCTTCATCTTCAGTTAGGTATACAGGTTTAGTCCAGTCTTCCTGTTTTTGAAAAATCACTGTGCGATTATCAAGTTGTAAACCAATATCACCATCAATGCCACCCAAGGCAGCAATGCGATCCAATGTTTGATTGTTGATCGAGCTGTAGGCCAGCTGTGTGGCATAATCCACATTGCCTCTAAGCACAATGTTGCTGGGTCGAGCATTACGGTCAAAACTGGTGACGCGCGGTGGACTTGGAATCCATGATTTGGTCACTGGATTCCAGTTCTTGCTGGGTTGGCGATCTAAGATCAATCGATCAACCTCAAAGTTAATGAGATTTAATTTTTGGTTGAAACGGGTGTGAATGTTATAGGCCAACTGTGCACCTTTACCAGCTTTACAGTAGGCCAAAACAAAAGCCTTGGTAAAACCTAATATTTGACCGGAATTTTGTTTACTGGTCATCCACAGTGGTAATGCTTGATCATATTGACCCACAGTGTCAATCACTTGATTGCGCATGTTAATCAAACTGTTGGGAAAAACCTTTGATACCATCGAAGAATCGTCAGATTGATCAATAAAAGGAAAGGCCACTGACACTGATTGCGGTGGGCTTTGACCTTTTTCATTCACGCCACTGTCTTGTATCTCACTGTAGACCACTTCGTAAACCACTGGACCAGTTGTGGTCAAACGTGCTTGTGCCACTTTTATTTCGCCTAACACTAGCTGTTTGCGGAAATGATTGAGTTTTAAAGCATCCACATACTTTTCTAGGCTGGAACTGGTCAAACCAAGAGCATGCTGGTATATGATGTTACGAGCTAAACCAAAATTTGGATCATCAGCACGATATATTAAATCTACAGACATGATGTCTTGGTTTAGCATGAGACTATTAAACAAGGCACGATCTTCTTCTTTAGGCATGACCTGAATGTAGAGACTTTCATAGGGTTCGTTAAAGTAACGATCCACAGTCACAGTAAATCTACGAAACACGCTCACAGCGTTGGACAGTTCAACTTTTATAATCAGAGTCGTTGCCGTGGCTCCGGTGCCACCACCACCGGTAATAGTCACAGTGGGTGCAGATGTGTATCCACGACCTGGATTGCCTACAGCAATGGACGTAATCACACCATTTACTATGGTGGCCACACCGGCCGTGGCCTGTATGGCATTGATAGTGCTAGGCGGTGCAGAAATTGTTATGGTGGGTTGTGTGCTGTATCCCGATCCACCGTTAGTGACCGAGATGGTACTAACCGCATACCCCACTTGTTCAGTCTCGCTGCTGAAGGCATTGACTGTAAAATTAAACTTGAGATCAAAGGTGGTAGGGATCTTTTGCAAACGGGTCTGTGTTTTTTTATCAAAAGTTGTGCGACCTTTGTCTAGGGCAAAGGTATTGAAACTCACACGACCCGTGATATTGCCTGATGACTGCAAGGTCAGTCCTTGGGGTAATTTGCTGTCTGTTCTAGGCGCCAAGCGATATTGCAAGACACGACCACCACGGTTGGTAGCTGCCACGTACAAGATTGATGTATTGCCATTGCGTATAATTCCAAGATCAGGATTAGTTAGCCAGGTCACTTCAGTGTCAACTTGACCTATAATGGTAATGGTAAAGAAAGTTAATGGTGATATAAACGTGGGTGCATCGGCTTTTTTGACCTGGATGCCAAATTTATATGTGTATTCTGTAGCACCTTGATCTGGTATGTAACCAGAGAAAATACCAGTGTTAGGATTTATAGTTAAACCTGGCGGCAGACTAAGTGTTCCTTGGTCGCTAGCGCCAGTGGTGATACTAAATTCGATAGGGTCACCATCTAAGTCTATGGCACGAAACCGAAAAGCAAAAAAATTGTTGGCGCGCACACGACCAAGATCTCCAGGCGGTGTTAGTAACACCGGTGTGCGCGTGGGCGTAACATCTGCCGTAAGAAATGTATTATCTGCAAAAAATTCTATTAGATCCGCACTGAGACTGTCACGAGATACCACAAACATTGTAAAAGTTCGTTGCACTCTATCTTTTCCGTCAGATAACTGTACAGTAAATTCATAATTTTTACTGGCAAAACGCGAAGAAAAATCAAAAGGAAATTGGTCCCATGCAGTGCCTGTACGATCAAAACCCGCAATGGCAGTGTTGGGCAATGATGCTATTGGAGAAATGTATCCTGAAATCAATCCTGTTGCATTTATTGATAGGCCAGGTGGCAACTCACCATCCGCTAGGCTTGTGGTCGCTATGTCGCCGGGATCTTCATCTGTAAACCTTATTTGGAAATTTACAAAATTATCATCATAGAAAAAACCAATGTTGCCAGCTGGAGTAACAAACTTTGGTACGTCTTGACCAGTAACTGTGATTTGAAATGTGCGATCGGCCAGTCGTACTTGTCCATTGAGTCCTTCAATGTATGCTCGCACTGCAAAGCGACTTGTGATATTTTCTGATACTTCCGTGGGTGTGCCACGTACAAGGGCATAAGCCGATGGTGTGCCTTCCACTGTGCCATTGACTTTTACTTGTACGCCTGCTGGTAGGCGGCCGGCAATCAGTCTATATTTAACTATGCCACCATCAGGATCAACCGCTACTACTGGGACGGTGAAAAACAATCCTTCGGCCACAGTGCCAAGATCGCCTGCAGGAGTGATCCATTGTGGTTGTGCCATTATTCGAACGAGCTCCCTGCAATTCGGCGCCAAATTTCACTAGATCCATCGTAATCTTGGAAACAGTAGTATAGATGTCCAGTGGTGGCTGCATACATACCAGCGGTATCTCCAGGATTGCCTAGTGGCGAATCTGGTATGCTGGGTCGAAACCTACTGTTAAGCAGAGAGAAATTGGTGTTGCATTTCTGGTATGCGGCACGTATGGAATCGCCCGTGCCATCATTTGGGCTTAAACCTACGTTTATAACTTGAATAGCCATCATTTACCTCGCTTTGGAGTATTTAGCGAGTTTTGCTTTGGCTTAGGTTGCTGTTCCTGACACTGTGTTCCAAGCAGTAGCACCACGCACCTGTAGTCCTGTGCCTGTGACAAAAATAATCATGCCCGGTAATGGGCTGGCTATAGAGGAATCTCTCACCGTGGTGTTGGCAAATACAGGAAGTCTAACACTGGTGGTAGAATTGACATTGTTGCCCGTGACATTGCCACTTACTACAATACCGGCCGAGCCAATGTAGGCACCATACCAACGGTTAGCGTTGTTGCCTAAATACCATGTGTTATTGGTTCCGGGTACAATATTGTTATTGATTTTAACATTGGCCGTGCCGTTGGCAGTAAGCACCAGATCTTGATTAGTTTGCATCGTGGAAACCACGTTATTTTGGATACGCACGTTGGATCCCACTGGTCCTGTATACCAGATTGCATCAAAATTATCATCTGTTTTTACAAATGCTGTACGTAAAGGATCGCCCGTTCCGTCATTAGCGACACTTCCGTAGCCAATCTGCTGTTGGATATTTCCGGTATAAGACATTTCATTGTGTCCTTAAGGTCACAGTATTTACCGGAAAGGCATCTAGCTAATATGGGCTAAAACTAGATCCGCAACCACAGGTTGTTTGAACGTTGGGATTGCTGATTACAAAGCTTTCACCCATGGCATCGTTTTTAAAATCAATTTCAGATCCCTGTAGGTAATTCCAGCTCACTGAATCCACCAATACTTTTACACCGCTGTAATCAAAATCAAAGTCATCTTGATTTTGTTCTTCGTCCAGCGTAAATCCGTATTTCATACCTGAACATCCGCCTCCCTGCACAAATACCCGCAGTTTTAGACTAGGATTCTTCTCTTCTGCTAGGATATTTTTAAGCCTGCTTACAGCTGATTCTGTCATTTGCATGGTCATGATATCACTCCTTGATGATGCCCCAAATAAGTTAAAAGACGATTTTGATATCGGATCACCCGGTTCTCTAATGCCTTCGTAAATTCTTCCCATGGCAGTTTGTCAAGTGTGTATTGACGTAACTGTTTGAAACTGTAGCCTAAATTCTGTATGCCCATCATTTCCCAGCTTGTTACTTTGAGTCTCCCTCTGGTCCAACTTTTTTCCATCCATTCATCGGCCAGCTTCATGGCCCGCTGTTGGGTCAACCCTTGGTCATTGATCCAGTAACCGTCTTCGAATGTATAACCAAATTTGGCAGGATCTTGGTCTATTTCGCTGGCCCAGGCATTTAACTGGGTAATTCCTAGAGTATTGATGTTGAAACTGTCCAAGATCTCGGAATTATCCCAGACCCATTGCATCCACTCGTTAATAGTTTGTTCGGTATCTCGAGGCAGTCCACAGATGAAACTGCCGTACACAACAACATCTTGCCCCCAGATCTCTTTGGCCTGGGACAAGGTATTTTTAACTTTGTGTATTTCACTGGACTTGCCAATCGCGCGGGCCGAGGCAGGGTTCAGGGTTTCTATGCCCAAAAAACAGGACTTCATGCCCATGTCATAGAGCAGTTTCATCTGTTCTGGATATCTCGCTAGCAGATCTAGTCTTAGATAACAGGAGAATTCGAGATTCAATCCGGTCTTTTGCACGCTTTCGTATATTTTTACCAACTTTTCTGTGCTTTCATTGAAAGTGTCGTCAATTATCATGTACTTAGTGATGCCAAAGTCATAATAGTTTCGTAACAGTTCATCTTCGACCACTGACTTGTGTTTGTGATAATCTGGATCATTTTTTTCCGTCCCAGCAGTGGATAAGAACAGAACTTGCACTTGAAAAGACAGCCCCGGCTGGTCTCCAAGGGCATGACTTCATAAGGCTCGACACAATCGCTGGCATGGAACCGCGTGGTGGTCTTTGGAAAATCCAGCTGTGTGGACAGTATGTCATGATTAATGACCCGGAGTTTGCCGGATCGGAAATTGACATCGTACACGGGATTCTTGTTCTGGGCGAGCCTAGACATGATATCTAGGATCACGCCATCCGCAAAACCTTGCACCACGAAATCCACACCAGACTCTTCAAGCTGCCGGTCTATTATGTTAGACTTGGCTCCACCATAGAAGATCTTGGCTTTAGGAGCTAGTTTTTTGATGTATTGGTTGAGAATAAAAATTTTTTCAACTTGCTCTGGCCACATGTGACCATCCACTTGTCTTTGGGTGTAGATATCGGCATGCCCGCTCCTGTAATAACTTTCATAGTAATCCTTAGACCCATCAGACCGTGTTCTAGTGCCATTGTCTCTATTAAAAAAAGTTCCGCTATATCCCACAAATAACGTGTGATCGTTCAAACATAATTGCAATAACTCATTGAGTTTTTTTGGTTGTTTGAACCATTTAGAAAAAAAATCTATTACCAATACCTCGTACCCATGATCTCGCAGTTCACTAGCCAGTCTATAGGCTCCTAGAGGCCGCGCATGCCAAAATGCACCGGTCATGTCAGTGAAAAAAACAACCTGGATCTTATGTTGTGCCAAATCTGTACTAGTGATCATACTCTCTGGTTGTTTAGAAATTAGTTTAGGATTCCGATTCTTTCATTAACTATTTCCCAATTGATGATGCGCCAGATGTTATCTAAATATTGATCTTTATCTGCTTGATAATCCAAACTCCATGCATGCTCCCAAGCATCTATTAAGAGTGCAATATCTGTTCTTACAGCATG